GCGTAATGGTATGGAACTCCCTATTATAAACGTTATTGAGCAAGATGGTGTAAAATTTGCACCAGATCAATCATTAACACCTGGTATTTATCCTGAACATTTTGTATATTTAAAATCAGCTGGTATTTGTGGACAAGCTGATAGAGTAGAAGTATTACAAAATACTACTGTAGATGTCTTTGATTATAAGACAAATAAAGAAATTAAATTAAAGAGTTATGTTAATTGGGAAGGTGTTTCTAAAAAGATGTTAGGACCATGTTCTCATTTAGATGATTGTCATATTAATCACTATGCATTGCAACTAAGTACCTATATGTACGTAATGTTAAAACATAACCATAGTCTAAAGCCAGGTAAAATAGCTATTCATCATATTACATTTGAAATAGAAAGTGAAGATGAATATGGTTATCCTGTTGCTGCTGTTGATCAATCAGGAGATCCTATTGTAAAAGAAGTTGTTCCTTATGAACTACCTTACTTAAAGAAAGAAGTGCAAAATATGATTAAGTATTTAAGGACACATCCTGAAATAATTAAAACTAAAAAGAATGATTAGATTATTTGAAATAAATAACGGTGTTGTAATACCTACAGAACATTGTCATAGAATAAAATGGTTAAAAGATATTATGGATGAGTATCCTGAAAATCATTTAAACATTTATACTTATATATTTTATATGACTTGCCCTAGTCAAGAAAATCCATTTTTTCATTTAAAAGAACATGAGCGAGATGAAATGATAGAGGGTCAAATAGAAATGAATTTTTCTACAGAAGACGATATGGTAATAGAGGCACTTGAAAAATCTGCTAAGATGTATGAAACACCTACAGTAAGAGCTTATAATGGATTAAAGATAGCTATTGATAATATTGCTGAATACATGGCTACTACAACTATTACTGATGGTAAGGATGGAAATCTTATTCAAATTAAGGGTGTAGCAAAAGACTTTGATCATATAAGACAATCATTTAAAGGTGTTGCTAAAGATTTAGAGGCTGAGCAAGAAACTCATGTAAGAGGTGGTCAAAATATGGCTTATGATCAAATGTAATGATTGAAGAACCATTTATAGAGATACCTACTTGGGAAGCTGATGTATGGACTACTACAGTTTATCAAACACGTAAAGAATTTGCTACTTATATAGAAGATCAATTCAAAGAACCTGGTAAGTATAATCTTAATCAGACTTCAGAAAAATTTAATGAACAGGCAAGGCTTTTCCGTCAACAAAGTGATGTTTATTGCTTATCTCCTTTTAGAAGTATAGACTTTATTAAGTATTGGGACTTTGAAAAACAAAAATGTAAAGAAGGTGTTATTTATAAAGATGCTGACTTAGAATGGTATCTTCCTAGAGATTATTATATGTGGATTAATTTTTTACCAATCTTTGATAAGGTAAAAAAGAAATTTGATTTTCCTTTAGTTTGGGATGTTCAATTACATATGGCGCTCTATGAATTAAAAGCAGAGCTTAATTATAACCATGCTTCTATATTTAAGAAAAGACAGATAGCCTCTTCTTATTTCCATGGAGCTAAGTTCATAAATCAATTATGGTTTGAAGAAGGAGTTACTTTAAAGATGGGTGCTTCTGAAAGCCGTCATATTGATATGGAAGGTACTTGGGCTTTCTTAGAAGAATATAAAGATTTTTTAAATACTAATACGGGCTGGTATAGACCAATGAATCCGGCTAAAGTAAAAAATTGGCAACAAAAGATTGAAGTTAAAAGAAATGGTCGTACTCAAGATGTAGGACTTAAAGGTAAGCTATTAGGAATGTCTTTTGAGCAATCAGCTACTAAAGGAGTTGGTGGACCATGTAGAATGTTCTTTTATGAAGAGGCAGGGATTGCACCTACCATGGATCAGACTTTTGAGTTTATCCGTCCAGCGCTTAATGCAGGAGAGATTACAACAGGTCTTTTTATTGCTGCAGGATCTGTAGGTAAGTTAAAAGATTGTGAACCACTTAAAGAATTTACATATAATCCTGTAGTTAATGGTATAGAACCTGTAACAACTAATTTACTTGATGAGACAGGCTTAGTAGGTGTGAGTGGTTTATTTATTCCAGAACAATGGGGTATGCCACCTCATATAGATGAGTATGGTAATTCTCAAGTAGAAGCAGCACTTGCTTCACTTGATGCTACCTTTGAAAAATGGAAGAAAGAATTAAGACCTGAATTATATCAATTAAGAATTTCTCAGCATCCAAGAAATATTAAAGAAGGATTTGCTCATAGAGATGAATCTAAGTTTCCTCAAAATTTAGTAACTGCCCAGATAAGAAGTATAGAAGAACACGATCATCCATATGAACTTATAGAGTTGTCTGAAGATTTAGAAGGTGAGCTTGTAGTAAAAAAGACATCTAAGTATCCTATTACTGATTTTCCAGTAAATCCTAAAATAGAAGATAAAACAGGAGCTCTTGTTGTATGGGAAAGACCTGATTTAGATGCTCCATGGGGAACGTATATAGGATCAATTGATCCTGTATCTGAAGGTAAAACTATTACATCTGATTCATTGTGTTCTATTTATATTTATAAAAACCCAACTGAAGTAAGCCGTATTACTATGGATGGTGTAGAAAACTTTATAGAAGGAGATAAAATTGTAGCTGCTTGGTGTGGTAGATTTGATGATATTAATGAGACTCATACCCGCTTACGGTTAATAATAGAGTGGTATAACTCTTGGACATTAATAGAGAATAACATTTCTCTATTTATACAATACATGATTTCTGAACGCAAACAAAAATATCTTGTGCCTAAAAATCAAGTAGTGTTCTTAAAAGAACTTCAAGCAAATAAATCTTCTTTTCAAGATTATGGTTGGAGAAATGTAGGTACTATATTTAAAACACATCTTTTAAATTATCTTATAGAGTGGTTAAAGGAAGTAATTAATACAGAAACTGCTGATGATGGAGTTATTACAAAAAAGATTTATGGCATTAGTAGAATACCTGATGTAATGGCTATGAAAGAGATGCAAGCTTATAGAGATGGTGTCAATGTGGATAGATTAGTTACTTTAGCATCATTAATTGCGTTTGCTAAAATACAACAATCAAACCGTGGTTATATGAAGAGAGTTGAAAATGAGAGTGGAAAAGACTTGGAAAAGTCCCCAAATTTGTATAAATTAGATAGTAGTCCATTCCGTAATATGGGCAAAAATAGGTTACCGAGTAACCCAAGAAAAAATAGATCACCATATAAACGTTTACGTTAATGAAGGTATATAACGCATTACAACTAAAAAAAGGAGCCAAAGTTGAGCAGAATCGCTTTCAGAATATAACTCAGCCTTTACAATTCATTCCTAATAAAGAAAAAGATGATAATTGGGCGGCTTGGAATTTAGATTGGTTAGAGTGGCAAGGACTTAAACAATTAAAGCTTAGTGCTAGAAGGTTAATGAAGAATTATAAGTTAGCTGAAGGTATTATTGATAAGAAAGATTATATAATTGAAGATGATAATGAACTCCGAGATCTTGTATCTACATTAACTGATGATGAACCAGGTGCGTTAGAATTAAAATTTTATCCTATTATTCCTAATGTAATCAATGTATTAGTAGCAGAGTTTGCTAAAAGAAATAAAACAGTTAGTTTTAGAGCTGTAGATGAATATACATTTAATGAAGTGCTTGAAAGAAAGCGTAATGAGATTGAAAATGTATTAGTAAAGAATGCTGAAGCAAAGCTTGTTGCTAAAATGATTGAGTCAGGTGCTGATCCAGAAGATCCAGAGATTCAACAAAAAATGGAACAAGAGATGTCCTTAGAGAACTTAAAGACATTACCAGAGATAGAAGATTTCTTTGCAAAGGATTATGAAGTTATTGCAGAGAAATGGGCTCAGAAACAATTCCTAATTGATGAGGAAAGGTTTAAGATGGATGAGTTAGAGGAGAGAGGATTTAGAGATATGTTAATTACAGATCGTGAATTCTGGCATTTTAAAATGATGGAGGATGATTATGAACCTGAGTTGTGGAATCCTGTACTCACTTTCTACCACAAGTCACCAGACGTTAGATACATCTCTCAAGGAAATTGGGTTGGAAAGATTGAGATGTCAACTACTTCAGATGTGATTGATAAGTTTGGATGGTGCATGACTGAAGAACAGTTGGATTCTTTACAATATAGTTTTCCAAGTAAGTCTTCTGTGTATCCTATGACAGGTCTTCAAAATGATGGATCTTTTTATGACCCAACTAGAAGTCATAAATGGAACGTTGAAGGACCTTCTGTAGCAATGCGTCAATACACATCAATGCGTGATAATTTTGTATATAATGGAGATGACATTGTAGAATGGGTATTAAGAGAGTCTGAAGATTATAAAGATGATGGTGCTCAAAATATGTTACGTGTAACTCAAGCTTATTGGAAGTCTCAGCGTAAATTGGGTCATTTAACAAAGATCTCAGCTAATGGAGAAGTAATTACAGATATTATAGATGAGACATATAAAGTAACTGACAAACCACAATATAACAATCAATTAATAAAAAATAAAGATTCAAGAACTCTTATTTTTGGAGAACATATAGAATGGATCTGGATTAATCAAGTTTGGGGAGGTATTAAAATTGGACCTAATCAACCAACCTTTCAAGGAAATAGTGATTCATCTAATGTTAATCCATTATATATTGGTATTAATCAAAATAATATTAAGCCACTCAAGTTTCAATTTAAAGGGGATAATACTTTATATGGTTGCAAACTTCCTGTAGAAGGTAGAATATATTCAGATCGTAATGTAAGATCAACAGGTCTTGTAGATTTAATGAAGCCTTTCCAAATAGGATTTAATATGGTAAATAATCAAATTGCTGATATCCTAGTAGATGAGTTAGGTACTGTAATCCTTTTAGATCAAAATGCATTACCACAACATTCACTTGGTGAAGATTGGGGTAAAGGAAATTATGCAAAGGCTTATACAGCAATGAAAGATTTTTCCATATTGCCATTGGATACTAGTATTTCTAATACAGAGAATGGATTAAACTTTCAACACTTTCAGCAATTAGATCTATCTCAAACTAATAGATTAATGAGCCGTGTTCAATTAGCTAATCATTTTAAGCAGGAAGCTTTCTCTGTAGTAGGAGTAACTCCTCAAAGAATGGGTCAACAAATTGGACAAACTAATACAGCAACAGGTGTTGAGCAAGCAGTAGCTGGTTCTTATGCTCAAACTGAGATGTACTTTGTACAACATTCAGATCATTTAATGCCAAGAGTACATCAAATGAGAACAGATTTAGCTCAATTTTATCATTCAAATAATCCATCAATTAGATTACAACATATGACATCTAATGATGAGAGGGTTAATTTTGAGATTAATGGCACCGATTTAATGCTTAGAGATCTTAATGTGTACTGTACAACTAAAGCAGCTCATCGTCATATTTTAGAACAAATGAAGCAGATGGCTATTCAGAATAACACAACAGGAGCTTCTATTTATGACTTAGGTAAGTTAATGCAATCAGATTCTATTGGAACTCTTAACTCTTCATTAAAAGCAGCTGAAACCAAGCAAGTGAAGCAGCGTGAAGAGCAAATGGCTCATGAACAACAGATGAAACAAATGGATGTAGAGAAAGCTATTCAAGAGAAGAAACTTGAACTTGATCATGAATCTCGTGAGAATGAGAAGAAAAACCGTAAAGATATCCTTGTTGCTGAGATTAGAGCTTCTGGTTTTGGTGCTATGCAGGATATTAATGAGAATCAACAAAGTGACTTTATAGATGCTATGGAAGATATAAAGCAAACAGCTGAATATCAGGATACTGTTAACATTCAAAGAACAAAAGAAACTAACCGTGTAAATGAGAATTTGCAAAAAAACAATATTAAACGTGAAGAGATGTCTTTAAAGAGAGATCTTAAGAACACAGATTTAGAGATAGCTAGGGAAAATAAGAATCAATATGATAAGCCTAAAACCTCTAAGGATAAGCAAAAGAAATAAATATAGCTATATAATAGGAAAATTAATTAAATAGCATTAGTATTTAGTAAACATTAAATATTTAAAATCAATATATTTGTTTATATTATAATTAACTCAAACATTTAAAACCAACCAACATGAGTGAAGAAATTAAAGATGATACAGTTGTAGCAGAAGTTAATCTTGAACAGATTAATGATTTGCTTGACATAAATGGCTCCATAGCAATGTTGCCTGATGAAGAAAAAAAACCAAATGTATTTAGCCAAACAGGGCCAGATACAACGTTCCTTGACAAACCTCAAGAAGAGGTTACTAAAGAAATACAAACTGAGACACCTGTTGCAGAAACAGATGATGAAGTTCTTGTAGAAGAAACACCAGTTGATACTGATGATGTTCTAGCTCCTCCTGCTGATGATCTATTAGAAGAGACTAAGAATAAAGGCGGTAGACCTACAAGTATGGTATCTGCTACTAAAAGTTTAATAGATAAAGGTCTTTTAGTACCATTTGAAGATGATAAAAAACTTGAAGATTATACATCTGCAGATTTTGAAGAATTGATTGAAGCTAACTTTAAAGATAATCAAGCTAAGCTACAAGAGCAATTACCAGCACAGTTCTTTCAGAACATGCCTACAGAAATGCAACAAGCATATAAGTATATTGCTGATGGTGGTCAAGATTTAAAAGGATTGTTTCAAGCAATGTCTGCATCACAAGAGATTAATGATTTAGATATTGAAAGTGAAGGTGGTCAAGTATATGCAATAAGAACTTATTTGCAGTCTACTAATTACGGAACACCAGAAGAAATTGAAGAAGAAATTTTAAGTTTACAAGATAGAGGTGATCTTGAAAAGAAAGCTACTCAGTTTAAACCTAAATTAGATGCTATGCAACAAAATGTTGTTAATCAAAGGATGGCTGCACAAGAACAAGCTAGTCAACAAAGACAAGCACAGTCACAAGCATATATGGAGAACGTATATAATGTACTTCAGAAAGGTGATGTAAATGGTATTAAGTTAGATGAAAGAACTCAGAACTTGTTGTATGCAGGATTAGTTCAACCTAACTACCCGTCAGTAAGCGGGAAACAAACGAATTTATTAGGACACTTATTGGAGAAATACCAATGGGTTGAACCTAATCATGATCTTATAGCGGAAGCACTCTGGTTATTG